TTGTGGGCAAAACTTGATAATACAGCTACATTCTCAACTAATTGGAGTATTCCAGATGCTTCAGGAAATGGCAACACAGGAACAAGTTCAGGAATGACAGAACAAAACTTAGTAAACAATAATGTTTCTGCATTAAATGGTGAGAGTTCAGGTATGACTTCAGCTTCGTTGGTGCTTTCAGATTTAACAAGAGCTGTACCTTATGATAGTTACAGTTTTAATTTTGATTCAGCAAGTAGTGATTATATACCATTACCAACAATTACAGAAGTTAATTCTGCTACTGCTTGTACTTTATCTTATTGGGGTAAAAAAACAGCATCAAATAAATATTTAGTATTTGGTTCTCAAATAGGATTGCAAGATGGTATATGGTTAACTTGGTGGAGTGATGGTAATGTTTATTTTTCACCAAGAAATGGAGCAAATTCAGGCGCTTCTTACGCATTAAGTTTTGATACAAATTGGCATCATTTTGTAGGTGTTTATGATGGCTCAAGTGCTAACATATATATAGATGGAAACTTAGTTTCTACAAGTACTACAAGTATTCCAAGTTCACTATCTGCAACTGCTGGCACAGATTTTAATATAGGTCTTTTACAATCACAATATACTGATGGTAAAATGAGTAATCTTTCAATATTTGACCAAGCTTTAACATCTACACAGGTTATGAAGCTGTATTCAAATGGTGTACCTCAAGACCTTACAAATTTCAATCCACAACCAGTTGCTTTTTACACTTTAGGAAGCAATAGCTTTTGGAATGGTTCTAATTGGATATGTAGAGACTTAATTGGAAGTAACAGTGGCACAAGTGCAAATGCAGGAGTAGATGCAATAGTAGGAGATGCACCAAGAAGTGAAGCAAATGGAACAGGCACTAATATGGATGTGCCTACAAATTTAGAAGGAACTACAAAATGGTCAGATTCAAACTCTTGGTCAATAAACATGAGTGAAAGTGCAAGAGTAGAAGATACACCATAGAAAAATATTTATTAAATTAGTAAACAAAAAATAAAATGGCAACAACATACATTAGAATAAACATAGCAGATGATACAAGCAAAGTAGATTTTTCACAAGTGAATACTACTTCATCACAAACTATGAGAAGAAATGTAGCAAACACAGAGGCAATTATAAGCTATAATGTAGAGCCTTCATTCATAACAAATAATTCATTAATACCATTACAAAAAATGAATCATAGTGAATGTTTAGCATTGCTTGCTACACCTGAATGGACACCAGAGGAACCAAATGAGGAATAGTTACACAAGAATAGAGAAACCTAAAAAAAGAAGAAGAGGAGTACATGCTAAAAGTAAAATGAGCAAGTGCAAGAGTAGCAAGAATTATGTAAAACCATATAAAAGACAAGGAAGATGAGAGAAATAAAACAAATACACATTCATTGTAGTGCTACTAAAACAGATAACATTTCTGCAAGTACTATAAGAAGATGGCATTTACAGCGTGGCTGGTCAGACATTGGCTATCATTATGTCATCAACTCAGCTATTGAGTTTGGTAGACCACTTCATAGAATGCCTGCAAGTGCAAGAGGACACAACAAACATGCAGCAGCAATATGTTATGTTGGAGGATTGGATGAAAATGGTAAACCAAAAGACACAAGAACACCAAGACAAAAAGAATTGTTAATTAAGTTAATTAAGCAGTTAAAAGCTAAATATCCTAATGCTACTATACATGGGCATAGAGATCTTTCACCTGACAAAAATAAAGATGGTAAGATAGACACTTGGGAATACATGAAAGCATGTCCGTGCTTCGATGCAGAGGTAGAGTATGCAGAATTTCAACCTAAAGGTTTTAAACCAAAGAGTGCAGCAGGACAAAAGGCAAAAGCAAAGAAAAAGAAAGTTGAATCAAATGATAGTAAAGAAAGTTAAAATGGATGACCACAACTTGTTAATGCTTGTGTCAAGTTTGATAGCTGCATTAGGTGTGAAGGAAATTTGGGTAATATTAAGGCAGAAGATAGATATTAATGCTAAGAAAGAAGAAAGGCAAGACAATCTACAAACAGCAGTAATTGAAGAACTTAAGAACAAGATTGATGGTTTAGAGAAAAAGATTGATGAACTAATAAAAGAGAATACACATTTGAGAGTTAAGATTGCTAAGATGGAAGAAAGATTAATTTTAAATGCTAAAAAAAGAACACAAAACAAGTATAAAGATGAATAAAATTAAAGATAGTAAAATAGGAAAGTTTTTAGCAGAGAAAGCACCAAATGTTTTAAAAATAGTTGGAGAGGTGTTGCCTGAAAATGGAACTCTTGGTATTATTAAAAACCTTATAGATGGTGAACCTGATTTATCAGCAGAAGATAAGGCACAGATGCATGCACAATTAGTAGAGTTATACAACTTAGAAGTAAAAGATAGAGATAGTGCAAGAACCAGAGAGGTAGAAATGATAAAGGCAGGCGCACAAGATTGGATGATGAATATAACAGGTGCAGTAGGTTTATTTGCATTTGTATTTTTGATTATTGCAATAGTATTTATAACAGTACCTGAACACAACAAAGAACTAATGATACACACCACAGGTATTGTAGAAGGTATAGTTTTATCTATAGTTGGCTATTACTATGGAAGCATAGCTAAAAAAAGAGATTAGTATTAAACCACTTTATAAAAAGTGAGCAGGAAAAAAAACCACTTCAAAAGATTTAAAGATACTGGTAACCCAAAATATAGGTTAACAGAGGATGAAGCAGAGATAATACACAAGTATAGAAGAATAAAAGATGAAGCTCAATTACAGGGTTTAAATGTCAATGATGTTCATAGTGGTTGGATAAAGTCAAAGGAAGCAAGTTTATATTTTAAGAATCCTGATCACAAGCAACAAGATTACAAGAAACTATTTAATGAACTTATTGAAGAGATTAAGGAGTATGCACCTCATTATAAGAAGATAGATAGACCTAAAGTAATTGAACCACATTTGTTTTTTTGTTGTCCAAGTGATATTCATATTGGTAAATTATGCAGAAGTTTTGTTAGTGGTGTAGAGTATAACAATCAAATAGCTGTACAAAGAACTTTAGAGGGTGTTAGAGGCTGTATTAAAAAATCTGAAGGTTTTCATATAGATCAAGTTGTATTATTGCTTTCTGGTGATTTATTGCATGTAGATGGTTTTAAAACTACTACTAAAGGAACACCACAGGACATAGATGGATTGTTTTCAGATCATTTTATGATAGCTAAAAGGTTAATGGTTGAGGTTATAGAAATGCTGTTAGAAGTTGCTGATGTGCAAGTTATGTATACAAGTGGTAATCATGACCATATTACAGGGTGGCTGATGAGTGAAGTATTAAAAGCACATTTTAGTTTATGTAGTAATGTATCTTGGAACAATGACTTAACTATGAGAAAATACTTTAAGTATGGTAAAACATTAATAAGTAGTACACATGGTGATGGTATTAAGTGGAATCTACTACCTATGATAATGGCTGATGAATGTAAGTGGTGGTCAGAAACTAAATATAGATACATGTTTACACAGCATATACATCACAAAGTACAACATAAAAATGATTTTGTAGGTGTCACTTTAGAATCACTCCGTAGTCCGTCCAGTTCTGACGCATGGCATCATAAGGCTGGATATCAATCTTCATCTAATTTAGCTATAGAATCTTTCATATTTCACAAGCAACATGGACAAGTTGCAAGGTTAACGCACCTTTTTTAACATTCTATTGTTAATAAACTTTTTAATGTGTTTTGTATTTTAATATAATTATATATATATTTACACCACAAACTTAAAAACTATTTATTATGAAAGCTATATTTTTTATTAAATCATTACAAGAACATTTCACTATATCTTTAGATAAATTACAAATGCATTTATTTAATACTGACAAAAAACTACAGTTAAATAATAGCTTAAAAAAAGATATACAATTACAATTTACTTTAGATAAAAAAATCAAGTTATCTAAAAGTGACATAAAAATATTAACTATAAAATAAACAACTATGAAAACAATCAACTATACAACAAGGACATTTTATGTTCCTGCAAGCAAGATAGATACTTTGCTTGAGTTTCAAGAGAAATGCAGAACTAATGGCAGGAGGTCATATTCTGAAGTATTATTAGAATTAATGGAACAATACAATGGAGATAATTAATTACTATAAATACTTGCAAGAAATGGAAGAATGGCAAGCATACTACTATTATACTTCTTTACACTTTAGATTAAGAAAGATAATAAGACAAGCAAACTGGAACAAAACTATAATAACCAAGTTTGAATTAACTAACAATGATATTGAAATACACAGACATAGATTTGATAGATTAATAGATGAAACTAAAGAAATTGGTGAAAAGTGGAAAGAACTTAGATACCAGTATGATGAACAAAGAATCAATAAAATAATAACACAATTAACTAAAATTAGAAATTATGAATTTAAAAACAGTAAACATAAAGGGTAAGCAGTATGTAACTGTAAATGAAAGATTAAAATACTTTAGAGAACATTTTGCAGGATACAGCTTAACAAGTGAAATAACACACCTAAATGAAAATGGTGTAATCATTAGAGCATCTTTAAAAAATGATGAAGATGTTGAGGTAGCAAGTGGCTATGCACATGAGAAACAAAATAGCACATTTATAAATAAAACTTCATTCATAGAAAACTGTGAAACTTCTGCATGGGGTAGAGCATTAGGCAACTTTGGTGTTGGTGTAGATCAATCAGTAGCAAGTGCTGATGAAGTAGCTAATGCAATTAAAAATCAGAAATCATGATAAAAGAAATAAAATCAGAATATCAAAAGTTGCTGGAATTAGTTAAAGAAAAGGAACAAATAGAAAAGCAATGGAATGAAGCAATCAAAAAATTTTATGAATCTAAAATAAAAGAAAATGAAAAAGAATAGATTAAGTTATAGTGCATTGTGTGCTTTTAAGAAATCACCTAACCACTTACTAAAGTATTGGGAAGGTAAAACAAAAGTTACTGATGCTATGTGGTTTGGTAGTATTATTCATAAGCTACTATTAGAACCAGATTCATTTAATGATGATTATGCTATATTTACTGGTGCAAGAAGAGCAGGCAAAGAGTGGCAAGAGTTTAAAGGAGTTAATCAAGATAAGCAGATCATAAAGCTATCTGAATTAGATGATGCTAATGCTATTGCTGAAAATGCTTTACAAAATCCTATCTTTAAGAACCTAATGCAAAACAAAGTACATACTGAAAAGGAAGTAAGGTGGAATCATGCAGGAATTGATTTTAAAGGGTTTGTAGATCTTGAAAGTAAAATAGATGGAAGAACTATAGTTTGTGATATTAAAACAACTACAGATGCTGGTAAAAGGTTTCAGAGGGATTTAATATACAATGATTACAAAATGCAAGCAGCAATGTATTTAGAAAACTATGGTGATGCTGATTATTATATTATTGCAGTTGAAACTACATCACCATACAATGTACAGGTGTATAGATTAGGATATAACATTATATCACAGGGTTATATTGAATATTGTAATCTTGTTGACAAATACAATAGTTGGAATGGTGAACCAGTAGGTTATAGCAATGACATTATAGATATAGAAATAGAAGAAAAAATATTAATTTAAAAACAAAAACAATGAAAGAGAAAACAATATATTGTGGTTCAGGTAAAGTAATGAATGAGAAATGGTTAAAAGTAACTATTAATCCTGATAAGTTAAGAGAACACATACAAGAGTTTAATGGTAATAAGTTTATTAAACTAAACATTAATTTAAAAGATGAAGCTGATCAATATGGTAAAGATGTATCTATTAGTGTAGATACTTGGCAACCAGAAGAGAAGAAAGAATCTTCTAATGATTTACCATTTTAAAGATCATGCAGGAATCAAATTACTTATTAAAAAGGGGTTTAACTATGTCAGTCATACAAGGTTTATTAATGGAAGGTTTTACACTTCCAGAGATAGCCAAAAAAATAAATATTAGACCAGAAAGATTGGCAAGAGAATATAAACCAATTAAAAAAAATTATAAGTACTTTGATAATGTAACACCTAAAAAGGTAGATGAAGGGTTGGGTGCTTGTTCATTTACCTTTGATGGTGTTTATACTTGGGATAGATTAACACAATCAGAAATAGAAGCTTATAATAATTACAATCAAAAAAATAAAGCATATTATGAAACAACTTGAAAAACTTAAAACTTGGAAAAAAGAACTTGCACTTGCAGAAACTTTTGAAGAAGTTAAAACACACGAATCAGCTGCTGCTGCTGCTGCAGAATTTGCAAAAAGAAATCAATTTGCATTAGATAAACAAAATGAAATTGGAAAGTTTAGAATTGATATAGAAAGAAAAAAAGGTGCTTGGTTAGATGAAAACTATCCACAAGGAAAACATAAGGGAAATCAATATACTATTGGAAAGGTTGAACAATTAAACCCTTCCAAAATGCCTGTTACAAAAAATGAATCTTCTAATGCGCGTTTAATAAATAGAGAAGAAGAGTTATCTATTCAAGTAATGGATGTAATAGAACAAAAGGGTGAGGTAATCACACCTAATAAAGTGCAATCTGAAATTAGAAAAATTATCAAAAAAGAAAAAAGAATAAATGAAATAAAAGAACAAATACAAGATATTGAAAGTGGTAAAGTACCAGAGCTTAAAGGCTTGTATGATGTTATTAGTATTGATCCAGCTTGGAACTATGAAGGAGAAAATAAAAATATAACTTCTTATGATGCTAATGGTAGAAGGGTTGCAAATCCATATCCTGAAATGAGTAATCAAGAAATTAAAGATATTAAATTACCTTTAATGAACGATTCTGTAGTTTTCCTATGGACTACACATAAGTTTTTACCAGATGCTTTTGATATATTAAAAAATTGGAATCTTGATTATAAAGCTACATTAGTTTGGAATAAAGAAAAAATTGGAATGGGTGCTTGGTTTAGGATGCAATGTGAATTTTGTTTAGTAGGTGTCAAAGGTAAACCATATTGGGATAATACTACATACAGAGATATTATAAATGAACCAAGAAGGCAACATTCAAGAAAACCAGATTCTTTTTTTGATATGGTTAATAAAATAACTTTAGGTAGAAAATTAGAATATTTTAGTAGAGAAAAAAGAGAAGGTTGGGATGTCTTTGGTAATGATGTAAATAAATATTAATATGAATTGGAAGGATAAACCACAAGTAAAAAAAGGTAATATAGGTGAAAATATTATTACAAATTTTTTAGAAAAAAAAGGATTTATTATTTATAAACCAATAACAAAAGCTGCACATTGGATAGATATTATTGCAACAAGAAATAAAGAAGAAATATATGCTATTGATGTCAAAACAAAAGCAAGATTTAATAAATGGAATGCTCAAGGTATTGATGTAAAACACTATGAAGATTATAAAAGATTTCAAAAAATATGTAATATTAATGTTTATTTATTTTTTGTAGATGATAAAAATGGTGAAATACATTGTGCTGATTTAGATAAATTAAGTGATGGTTTTTGTCCTAATAATCTAAAAATAATAGCTTGGAGTTTAGATGAAATGGAATTAGTGGATAAACTACCTGAAAAACAAATTAAAATACTATCAAAACACGATACAAGAAATTATGAATTTAATCCAACACAATCATGAAAGAATTACCATACTTTAAATTTTATCCTAATCAATGGATAACTGGTTCTATAATGTTTATGGATTTAGATGTGCAAGGTGCATTTATGAAGATATGTTGCTACTACTGGAGCAAAGAATGTAATGTAAGCAGAGAACAAATTAAATCATTAGTGCCAGATCATTGGAGTGAACTAATTGATAGTCAACTACTTAAGATAGATAATGACAAGATAAAAATAAAATGGTTAGATGAACAATATGCAGAAAGATTAAAAGAACACAAAAGAAATGTAAGCAATGGTAGAAAGGGGGGCTTAAG